CCCAAAATTTAATAATGCGATCTGATACGGGTTCATAACTGCTTAGATCGAATGCCATTGTTTCCTCCTATTTGAATGTAATAAACGGTTTTCCGCTTCGAGCTTGAAGTGCTATTACCTTTTCGCCCTGGTAAAGACCATACTTAATTCCGTTCATAAATGCCAGAACCGTAGACTTTTGTGCCTGAAATAATAAAGCTGCATGATCTGCTTCTGACTTGGTTGCTATCAAGTTAGACCAAAGATTACCCAGCTCTATTTCGCCATCCTCTAATCCCTCAGAAAGTGTTCTTACAGACTCATAAGTAGATTCACTTCCGTCATAGTCTGGGGCTTTATTAGATGCTACAAAGCCACTGAAGGCCCGTACAGCCGTTTTCATCTTCTTTTGAAGGGAATCATCCCAAACAACTTCAAACTCCTTATAATCGCCTCCTGCGACCGCTACGACTATACCGCGCTCTAAACCTAGAACTTGGAGGTAATGTTGAACTTGAAGGTTGTAATGTTCCGGAAGCTCCTCCCAATACTGCCGGGTAAACTTGATTTCCAAAACCCCAAGCTTGCCGTCTGACCACTCGATAATGCCATCAACATTTGCTTTTAGTAATGGATTGTGAACGCTCTGCCATGTTCCTGTCTCATGAACGGTCAACCAGTCTTTGTTTTCTTGCTGGAATAAATTGCGTATAGCTGGCTCAAAAGCTGTTCCAAGCTTCATTGGCATTGATGGCTCAAGGTCATCCGCTAACAGGCCAGTCTTTTCGGCCCAGAGAGTGTAGGCAGATTTCCAAGGGTTCTTGTTCATTACTGAACCAATGTCAGAACCGCCTATGCCTTTTCTAGCATTGTGCCATTCCTGAGAGTTAGGATCAAAGGTTCCTAAATACCTGGCGAAGCCTAAAGCCTCGATCTTCTGTGTGATGTTCATTCTGCAATTCTAATAAAGAATTAGGACATTATTCTTTTTCTTTGAAAGCTTCCTCAACTTTTGCGCCAATCCCATACTCGTCTTGGTTCGGGTCTAAAGCTTTGATAAGAGGGCCGAGCAAGCCGGCAAGTAATGCCGAAACAGTTATTTGTCCAGGGTTTTCAATACCAGCAAGAAGCATAGCTCCAACGGCTGCAAGTGCTGCCCTTAAATACGACCCCAGTGCTGCCTTAAGTTGTTTGATTGATTCTTCTGTTTTTAGTCTTTCAATAAATTGCTTCACTTAAGTTTCTCCATTGCTTTGTGTGTTTTTATGTAGCTAACTGGTTCTGTGTATTTCGTCCCATTATTGGTCCAAAGATAGGTTTTTCCTTGCTGTATTTCAAAATGTAAGTGTGGACCAGTTGATTCGCCTGTGTCACCGGATAAGGCAATAACCTGGCCCTCAGTAACTAGCTGGCCCCTTTTTACTAAAATGCTATTTTTGCGTAAGTGCATGTATGCCGAAGTAATCCATTTGCCCCCAACCTCATGTCTAATTTTGACAATAAAGCCTCCGCCGGCAGGCTCACCGTTTGCAAATTTTAGGCTAGAAGGACCGGCAGAGAGAACTTTTCCAGCTTTTATTGCATGAACTTTAGTTCCAATAGGAGTAGCGTAATCAACTCCGTTATGGTGTTTACGGGTTTTCTCAATAGGATGTATGCGCCATCCATAAGGGGAACTGATGCGCGGAATTGGTTTGTTAAAAGGTAGTCTCATAATTTTATTTTAGCAGTAAGCCTATCAAAGCAATAAGGCTAGCTGATAGTCCTGTATAGGCAATCTTTTCAATCCAGGCTAATCGGGCAAGAGTAAGTTCTACTTCTCTCAGTCTGAGTGGAACCTCATCTAGGTGGTCTAGCTTTTCAAGCACCTTGATCAGTATCTCGCTGTGTTCTAGTTGCTTTTGGTAGATAGCGTTTTGAGTTATGCGAACACTGCTTGTTTCTTCAGCCATTAGTTTTCAAGCTCTGACTTGGGTTCGGCATAGTTTGTAATGTCCCAGCCAAGTTCAGCTTCGTTCCAAGAGTAAGTAAAACCGTCAGTTGGGTAAGGGATAGGTGCTTCCCAAAATGAACCAGTTCTTACCCAAGAAGGATAAGGCTGCGGCGTGATAAAAATGTCCTCGGCTTCATTGTATGCATAACCAATTCCTGCGTAGGTTCCGCGCATGTTGTTATTGTACGAAGTCTTAATCCAAGTCCCGCCAAGATAATCAATTAGCCATTGATAACCTTCATCCCCTGATGGGTCGTTGTTATCGCCAACCAGTACACGAGTAACTTTGTTATCTAAATCTATTTCTGCCCAATGAGCCATTTCTACACCGCCGTTTTCAAGTAACGAATAATAACAATTCCTGAACCGCCGTTGTATGCATTTGAAGCACCACCATTTCCACCGCCGCCGCCGCCAGTGTTTACTGTTCCATCACTTCCAGGAGCACTACCAGAAAAGCCGACAGCACCTGCCCCACCACCGCCAGCACCTCCTGCTCCTGGTACGGCTCCACCGCCATAGGGAGCGTAAAGTCCTCCACCGCCACCGCCTGCATAGAATCCGCTTACGCCAGTTGAGGTTGCAGTTGCCCAAGACGAGTAAGTGTCTACGCCAGCTCCACCACCGCCGGCAGTGTCGCTTGAAACTGAATTGCCGCCGACAGCACCTGCTCCACCACCGCCAGCACCTGGATATTTTGGGACCCCTAAACCATTTATTACTGAACCGCCAGCGTTTCCTTGTCCAGAAGTTGCAGGGCCCCCTAGTGAATTACTCAGGCTACTGCCCTGACCACCACCACCACCTGAACCTCCTGTGAGACCGCTAGAGTTTCCATTACTTGAAGCACCACCGCCACCGCCACCTTTTACAAGAGTTAAAGAAGCAAATTGTGAATCTACGCCGTTAGTCCCAGGATTACTATTTACGGTAGTTCCTGCACCACCGCCGCCAATTGTTACGGCGTGGTTGGCTACCGAAAGAGACTGTGCCGCAAAACCTAGAAGCCCACCAGCGCCACCACCACCCATAGCATAATCCTGACTGCTACCTCCACCGCCACCTGCAACAACTAAAACATCAACAGTCAAAGTCCCGTCAGTTACTCCTAGTGTTCCGTTACCAGTAAAGGTGCGATAAAAAAAGGTTGCATCTGAGGTTAGTGTTCCGCCTGTTACGACAGGTTTTACGCCAGCCGCACCAGAAAGGATTCCAATAGGTATAAGCATTTTTAGCCTAGGTTTCCAATCAAGTAGTAAATCCCTAATCCACCATATATAACTGACGCCCCGGCAAATTGTTTAGCCGTTTGTAGATTTGCGTCTGCCGATGAAAGAGTTACTCCGGCACCAGCGGCAAAGGTAATTTGACCAGCGCCTGCCTGGATGAAGTCAATTCGATCTCCTTGCTGAGTAAGAACGTCATCAACCGTAATTGTTATGGCTGTGCTTGTCGAACGAATAGTGCTTCCTAAGTCGGCAGCCAAGATTGAGTAGCTTGCGGATTTGTCTGACCATCCACTGGCCTCATCGCTTAGGTCTTGGTAAGCTGTTCCGTTATAAAACTGAAATCGGTTAGTGTCTTGCAGAAAAGTAATCGAGCCCTCGGTCGGCGAAGTTATCGCTGATTCTCGAGCGGCGGCTGTGCTAAAAACAACTACTGATTGTTGCATTAAAAAGTCGTTTAGATCTGATGCGTTTAGAACGTTTCCGTTCGAAAATACTTTATAAGCCATTAGGCTTCCTTCCAAAGTTCTAGAGTTGTGAACCAGTTATCGACATCAATCTCATGACTAACGCGAATAATTGTGTAGTATCCCACAATGTCTAGCTGGCTTGTAGTATAACTTACCCCGACCACAGAACCTGGTGTAAACACCGCAGCGGCTGTTAGATTACCTAGCCGGTCCTTAGATGGGGTTACTACCTGGCTAACTAGCTTTGTTGGAGCCTGTCTGTAGACAGCTTCACTCCAACGAGCAAGCTCGTCTATATCGGTAGTGTTGATAGATACATCGACTGCGGACTCTCCATAGAGGTCAATCGAATCTTGGTCTCGAAGAAAAACAAAGGTCTCTGCATCGGAAGTTAGTGATACCTTGAGCGAATTGTAAACAGCATCAGCATCGGACGCAACGTTTATTTCCGCTAGGCATAGATGATAGGGGTTCGTGATTCCGGGCAAAGGATGGTTGTTACCAATTACGTAAGTTGTAGCAGTTTCAACTGTGTCCGAAGGTCTTGGAATGTATGTTAGCTCCTCGGTGTCCTGATCAACCCACAAAATTGCCAAGCCAACGTTTATTGCGTCGTTTATAAGGTCTGGAACAAGGATGTTTTCAGTAGCAACAGCCGGAATACGTCCAATAGTAGGCAGCGAGTTTTCCGAAATGCCTATGCCAGTTTTACTTGCAATAAGGTCAAAGACTTCGTCTGTGGTTGCGTACCCAGCTGGAAGTCCCGTTGTGTCCCAATCCGCAACTCTTAGGTTTACTAGAGTTTTGTAAATATCAAAAGCTGTTATGCGAATTAGATTCGGGCCATCTGGATAATAGGTTACGTCAATAGTGTCAATGTAACCAACAAACAATACCCGATCAATTTCAGGAGAATCTAGCCGAACTCTAATTTTTGTATTAGCTCTTATGTTCTTGTTTACTGTTGGATCTAAATCATAGCTTTGAAGGGTTAGGTTAGCCGTAGCTGGTTGAGGTTGGAAATAGATAGCGTCGCTAATACTTCCGCCAATGCCTAGTCTTGCGTTAGCTGTTTGACAACCAACGTCTTGCCATTTAAATCCTGAGCTAGGTGCAAGAACGTCGTCTCCGCCAAGAAGAGAAGTGCCAATTACAAAC